GTGGAGGTAGCGGTAATGGTGGTGCGTACCCAAATAACACCGTTGGGCAATTACAAGAAATGATTCGCCTTGAAGAACAACGCCGCAAGGGAATGCAACTAAATAGCGATGAATTGCGGCAACAAAACGCTTTGCTTGAACAACAACGCAAAGAATTACGTTCACAAACCACAAGTGACCGTACTAAGCAAGCGAAAAGCTATAAAGACCAAATTACGATAGCAAGTCGTGAATTAGAGCGAACTTTGCCACAAGCCGAGCAAAAATTAAGGAATTTGTTGCGCATAAAGAACGAATTGCGAAGCACTCCCGTTTTGGATAGCAAAGATATGACAAGGCTTGACCAATCAATATCAAAACTAATCCAACGCGTAAGGGAACTCCGTTCTAAGGGAACACCTAAAACGATGAAAGAAGTTCTTGGAATGGACGAGTCAAGTGTGGATGCTATCACAAGAAAGATGCAAGCGTTAAGGCGTGTAACTATAGACCCAAATAACACTACGCAAGTAAAGCAATTAGGGGAAGCATACCAACGACTATCAAAAAAACAAAGCGAACTTCTTGGAAAAAACGCGCAATTAGCAAAATCCAACAATATGTTGGCGCAATCTTTCGGCTACATTCGCAATCGCGTTGTTTACGCACTTACATTGGGTGCGCTAACAAACTTTACTAAGCAAGTATATGAGATTCGTGGTGAATATGAATTGTTGGAACGTTCGCTTGGTGTGCTTGTCGGTTCTTTTGAACGTGGTTCGCAAATATTCAACGAATTAAACCAAATGGCTATCAAGTCGCCATTCACGTTGATTGAACTTGGTACTGCCGCCAAACAACTTACCGCATACAACTTTGCCGCAGACGAAGTGGTAGACACGACGCGTAGGTTGGCCGACATTAGCGCGGCTTTAGGTGTTTCTATGGAACGTTTAACATACAACTTGGGTCAGATTAAGGCACAAGGCGTTCTAAACGCCCGTGATGCCCGTGACTTTGCTAACGCAGGTCTTGCAATCGTTCCTATGCTTGCGCAAATGTACACCGAGCAAAAACGTTTTGGCGACCAAGTTGTTACTACGGCACAAGTCTACGACATGATGTCAAAGAAACTTGTATCTTATTCGGATGTTCTACAAGTTCTATACAAGATAACCGACGAAGGAGGAAAGTTCTTTGATTTCCAAGCCAAACAAGCAGAAACGTTAAAAGTCCAAATGAACAACCTTACTCTTGCGATGAACAACATGTACAATGAAATTGGCGCAAGTAATCAAGGTTTGTTGGTCGGTTCTGTTCAAACTTTAAAAAGGATATTTGAGAATTGGCGTGAAATAGCAAGAGCAATAGAAACCGTTATCTTTGCGCTTGGTACATATAAGGCCATTTCTTTTATAGCCACAAGCGTAGCACCATGGCTTTCTCTTGCCGGCAGCATACGTTCGGCAAAAGACGCTATGGCTTTATTTAACCTAACGGTAAAGGCAAATCCATTAGGGCTAATAGCTTCTTTGCTTGCATCAGTTATAGGGTACTTTGTTTTGTTTAAAAATACAGTTAACGATGCTTCGCATGATGTTGAATTGTTCGGAGAAAACGGTACGAAAACATTAAAAAAGATTGATACTTTCAAAAAGATACTCGAGGGTACAAGCGAAACAAGTTCTACTTACAAGAAAACACTTTCGGAATTGTCAAACATTACGGACGAATATGGTGTTCAACTTGATAAAGAGAATGCAAAACGAAGCGACGTTAATAACGCTATTGAACAAACAATAGAACTTATTAAAACGGAAAGCGCGGAAAGACAACGTGCGAACCAACTTGCAAAGGCACAAGAAACATACGATACGCAATCCGAAGACGCAAGAAAAGAATTGCGAGAACGTCTAAAATCCGCAATGACGGGTACTAACTTGGGACTTTTTACTTGGAAGTCAAACAGTAAGGAGCTACAAGAAAACGCGGATGCTATTGCAGATATTGTTGGTAGTATTGTAGAATCAAACATTACGCTCATTGCCGGAAAGACAGGTGAAGAATATGAAAAAGGATTGGATAAAATCTTTTCTCTTATTCAAGATAGAATGAAGGCAATAGGCATAAGCGAATCTACGGTATCAAAACAATGGCTTTCTTCCGCTTTGTTTAGCGGAACGAATATTATTAACGAATATATTGATAAGATAAACGATGCAAAGAACGCACAAGACACATACACAAAGAAAATAGAACAAAATTACCAAATTGCAAAAAAAGCAACGGAGGCCACAATGTCATTTACCGAAAAGGTAGATGCCAACGCCCGTGCCTTACGCAACAACGCCAACGATGCCGTTTCTTTGTATAACCGTATCTATGAAATAGTAAAACTTGCACAACAAAACCATGTTATCAACTTTGACCTAAAACTAACGGCGCAAAAGCCTCCTAAATGGATGCAAAATATGGATTTGCCGGAATTGCAAAGGCTTGCTGCTCGTTTTACGGCTATTGCACAAAGTGGTGGCCATGCAAAAGGTTATACAAGGGAAACAACATACGAACAAGGTTTACTATATGCCTCCGCTGCCCGTGAGAAGCAATACAAAGACGAAAGAAAGGCACTTGAGGATAGAAACAAACATGAAAAAAAGACAAAATCATCAAAAGGCGGTGGGACAAAGAAAGACCCACTTGCAGAATCGCTAAAAGACGAGATAGAGTTAATCAAAAACATTCAAAAGCGATATGATGAATATCGTAAAATGGGTGTTTCTACACAAGAAGCGATTACAAAAGCAGCGGAAGAATACAACAACACACTTACACGCGTTAACGCCACATTAAGCAAGTACGGCGTTCAAACAAAAAGCGCACAAGAACTTGCAAATATGGACTTGCGTGGAGTTCGGGATTATTACAAGTCCTTACTCGATGTTGCAAAGGGCGCAAAAAGCGCAAAAGGAATAGAGTCGCTTGAAAAATCTATTGCGAACATTAATGTCGAAATCACAAAAGCGGATTACAAAAAGTTAACCGACGGTTTAAACAATGAACTTGGAAAGCTAAAAGACGAATACGAACTTTCGGTTGAAATGGATGCCAATCCCGAATTAAGCAACGTGTTTGCTGACATGATGGGGCTTGATGAAAGCGAAATAAAATCTCTTCCTAAGACTTTCAATCAAGTAGTATCAAGAATGCAAGATAGTGTAGACAAATTGTTTAAGGAAAACAACATAGAAAGCACATTCAATCTTGAAAATATGCTTGACAAGGGCGAGTTTGAAAAATGGGCTAAAGAACAAGGACAAACGCTTGATAGCGAATTTATAAAATCGCTTAATTCAATTCGCGAATACGCAAACAAAGTAAGGCTCGACGAAGCAAAGGCAAACGTAAAGAATTGGTCTGATTTGGTGGAAAAGTATGGTGACTTGCAATCAAAAATCATTAAGATATACAAGGAAACCATACAAGAACAACTATCCATTATAAGGCAATTTGGCAACGACGAGCAACAAACAAAAGCGTTGGACATTGTATCGCAAATAAAGATTTCAAACGACCCACAACAAATCGCTCGTTTGCAAGCCGAACTTGCGGAAGTTCTATCTAAGGTAACATCAGGCAACAAAGTTGCGGCAAACGTAGCAAGCGCAACGTTTAAGATGCAGGATAGTAAGGTTGCAAGTGCAACGTGGAATGATTTCAAAGATTCCGATTTGTATGCAATGACGTTTGAGGATATGTCTAACAATTCCACACACGCCATACAACTCATCATCGACAAACTTGAAACGTTAAAGAATCAAGTAAAAGAAGACCCTGCATCAATGAAATCGTTGATGCAAAGCCTCAAGCAAGCACAATCCGAACTTGAAAGCCGCAACCCATATCTTGCCATAACATCGGCCATTAAGGAAATGCGGCAAGCAAGCGATGAAACAAAGTTGGCTCAACAAGAACTTGCAGACGCAATTAAAGAAGTTGAAGATGCACAACGTGGTGTTGATGAAGCGGAAGACGCAAGCCCGTCTGTACAAGCACAAGCAAGGGAAAGACTTGCACGCGCAATTCAAAAGCAATCTAACGCGGAACTAAAGGTTGTTCAATCCGAAAACAAAGAACAAAAGGCGAACAAAAAACTACAAGGTGGTTTGCAAGGTCTTTCCGGTCAACTACAAAACGTGCAAGAATTATTCACGTCAGTTGCGAATTTGTTTGCAGCGGCAGGGGATGATGATACTGCTGAAGCAATAAATGCTATTTCCGAAGGATTCTCAGTTATGACTACCGTTATCATGGGCGTTGTTGCCGCAATGATTGTTTTGCAATCAACATCACCTTATTTGTTAGCAATCGCAGCGGCATTAAGCGTTATTATAGGGCTTGTTTCTTTCTTGTCCGGCAACAACAACAAGAAAATAACCGAACAAGTAGAGGAATCGGAAAAGGCGGTTAAAAGGCTTGAAATCGCATACGTTGATTTACAACACGCTATTGACAATGCTTATGGAACATCAATCGTGGGCGCAAAGCAAGCGGCGTTGGCAAACAAAGAGCTACAACTTGCGGAAATACAACGTCAAATATTACTCGAGAAATCTCGCGAGGCAAAAGACCGTGATGACGACAAGATTCTTGATTTGCAAAAGCAATACAAGGAATTAATGTACGAAATAAAGGACGGTTATGTGGAAATCGTAAACGACCTTATGGGAACTGATGTTGCATCGTTCGCCGAAGACCTTGTATCTTCCATGATAGACGCTTTCCGCGAAGGCGAGGATTACATGAAGATTTTCTCGGACAAGTTCGACGAAATGATTGACAACATGATTATGAAAATGATTGTTTCGCGTGTGCTTACAACGTATATGGACAACCTTTGGAAAACAATAGACGAAAGAATAAACGCACGCTCTGAAAATGAGGCTGATGCGTATGCAAGGGCGCAAGAAGCAAACAACACGATAAAAAGCCTTTCCGACGACGAGGTGCTTGAGCGTATGGGGTACGACGACTATACAATCTTGCAGATGAGAGTGCATAACAATGCCAAATACAAGAAACTTGTAGAGGATTACAGAAAGGCTGCTGAAGCAGAAGAAAGGTCTACAAAACAAGCACTTGATACCGTTTCGGCAATAGATGATTCGGATATTAGTTGGTTAATGGAACAAGTTTCAAAAACGTCACCTGCGGTTGCCGAACGTTTAAAAGAACTTATAAGTCAATACTATACGTTTGGAGATAAGGCTACATCGGACGGTGAAAAGCTAAGTGGTTTACAACAAGGAATACAAGGTGTAACCGAGGAAACGGCAAATGCACTTGAAGCATACATGAACGGCGTAAGCCAACAAGTGTACTTACATAGCGATTTGCTTACGCAAATCCGCGATGCCGTTGTAGGTTTTGACTTAGATGTTCAAACGGCCACCGTAAGCCAAATACTTTTGCAACTACAAAATTCTTATCAAGTGCAAATGTCGATACAAAGCATTCTTAGTGGTTGGAGCAATCCGAGCGGCATGGCTATGCGTGTTGAAATGATTTCGTAACTAAAACAACAAGTATATGGAAAGATATTATTTGGAATTTTTAAAAGATGCGTATAATAGCGGATTGTGCAAGGATTATCGCGACGAAATAAGAAATTGTCACGACAATAAACTTAACCTTGCACGATTAGCTATGCGCCAACAATCAATTCCGTGGATGGCAACAAAGTTAAACCAAGGCGTTGCAACGAAAGATGAGGTAAAAGAGTTTTTCGGTGATTACATCAACGGGGTTGTTCTACATGATTGTGATAACGTTGAGGGTTTTACATACATGTGGTACGTAGATAACGGCAAGAGCTTTATGGTAAAAGCCGATGTTACGCACATTTCGTATTGCGAAGACATTGACGTTCTTGTACCTAAAATTTGTTGCCCAACGCTATACGTTAGCAATAATAGTAAGATAACGCTTACATGTGAAGGGTATTCAAGTATTAGGATTTATCTTTTCGATACGTCTTGTGTTTATATTCGTGATTGTGATGACACATGCAACGTTACCATATACAAGTATTCCGACAAAGCAAAAGTAGAATACGGCAAATATTCATTTGGAAATATTAAAGAATTTAGAAAGGAACTTAGATTATGACATATCAAGTAAAAAACACGCAAGCCGGCACGTTTGCGAACATTGAAACAATGTTCAACGGCCTACGCATATTGAAAATGGACGGGTTTCTTGCAAAAGGAAAGCCGGTAAACATTTACACGGCACAATGGATTGATTCGCAAGAGGAAGACTTTCTTATTACGACAATTAGTGAAACAACAAATAATCCGGTTGTCATTCGCGAAAACACGGATATTGAAATTACTTTCATTATACGAAAAAAATACGCGACAAATCCAAGTGTAAGTTTTGATGTTCAATCCGTACACGACGCTTTCATATCGTACATGACCGACACCGACGTTTGGATTAAATCATCTTACGTTAACAACAAATACGTGCATTGCGTTTGCTTAAAAGAATACAAGCCGACAACGCAAAAGATGAAACGTGGGGACAAGTCATGGATAATGGGAACTATCACCATGCACGCACTTGACGCGCCAACGGTATGATATATTTTTAGTTAGTTGTTTACATGCGAAATGCCACTATCTTAATTTAGACGGTGGCATTTCATTTTAAACTATGTCAAGAAACGGATTACTTGTTACGGAATACCCTTTTGTACCAAGGCATTTCCTCGTATTTCTTTAGTATTGAACGTAGTTTTGCGTTTTCTTCCAAACTTTCAACGAGTTTTTCTTTTAGTTCTTCGATTTCTTTGTTTTTCCTTTTAACCGTTGTCATTGCTTCGCTTGTTACCTTTGTGTAAGCATCTTCGGCTTTGCGGCGTTGTTCGTTTACGGCGTTCAGTTCATTTTTTAGCGTTTCAATTTTTGCTATCTTTTCCTCGTTTAATTCATCTCCTTCAAGGTCAAGTTTTTTGTAATGTTTAACACGCTCTTGTAATTGTTTGTTTTGACCTTTAAGACCTGCGTTTTGGCGTTTTAGGGAAAGAATTTCCTTACCCATCTTTTCGCCGTTTTGCTTGTAAGCCGCCAAATCTTGTTTTAGTTGCTTTAATTCTTCAAGCATCGTCACATCGGAACGTACTTGTTGTTTAAGTTCTTTTTTGTTGCTCATAATTTAATTGTTTTTATTGTTAACTAAAAATCTGGTTCAATATAGCCCTCTAAATCGGGTGTTTCATTTGCGGTTGTTTGACTATCTTTAATCATCCTAATTTCGCGTTTCACGGTAGATTTCGGGTATGATGCGATATTGATAGTTTGGCCTATAACGCTATATCCGTCTATCAACTTTTCCTTTTCGATGGCATAAGGCATTATATCGCCTTTTATTTCGACAAGCATTCCGTCGCCGAAATGTTCGGAAACGTATTTTTTAAAGTATGGCTTAAAAATACACTTCCACGTCATATATTTTTCGCTAACTATCGTACCGTCTTGTTTCTTATAGCCGCGTTTGTATTCATCTACATAAACCAACAACGCGTCGGGTAGATATTTTATCGTGTTTACAAATCCTGTCAATTGAAATGATGCCATAATCTTTATTTTTCATCGTAATGTTTACAAGCGACATCGGTCACTTTTATTGTTTTCAATCCGCTATTGGAACGTTTCGATGGTTGTAGTTCACAACATTGCACAACCTTTGTTGAATATTCGTTCAACGCATAACGTTTTCTATGTACGCAAGTTCTACAACGCTTTAGTTTCTTTGCATCCCAATCGGCCATTTCCTTAAATAATTCGTTCATGTATGTTGCATTGTAATCCATATTTTTCGTTTTAAGCCACTTTTTATTCGTTCTAAGCGCATTAAGCATCAAAAACGATTAACTACACCATTTTGAAAAGAAACGCGCTTATAACGCGTTATTTTTGATTATCTATTTCCATTACGGTTAGAATACAGTAGTTGGCAATATCAATCAGGTTATCACGCATACTTTCGTGTACGTTCATCTTTTCGCCCTTAACCATCTTTTTGATGCGGTTAAGTTTGTCGTTGATACGGGCAACGGCAGGTATGTAGCCAAATTCGCGTATCGTGTCGCCAAAGCTATTTCCATAGTCGCTATTCTTCTTTTCATACGTTTCGCGCATTTCCAAAAGTATTTCGCTAAACTTGTCAACATTGCTATTTCCCATTTTCCTTTTCTTTTTCGTATTCAAACAATATTCCTACAATTGCACGGCAAAGGTCTGCTTGCGAAACGTTCCTTGGCAAATCCCCCCAGCGAAATGATAGGTAATCCGCAAGTTTTTCCATACCGCCTAATTTTGCTAAAGAAACGTCTTGAATGTCGCTCGCCTTTAAGCACATAAAGCAATCGTTTAGATACTTTCCGCTTGTATAAGACTTTCCGTAGGTGTTTTTAACAACCACCCAAACGCCTTCCCCGATTTCGTTGGAAAGGCGCATAGATTGTGGAACGTACACGGTTTTATTTCCGTTCTTTACCTTTCGGTATAGTACGTTGTTGTACGGCGGTTCTGGTTCACGATAAGGCTCATAACGGCCTTTCTCGTTTTTTACATAAAGTTTTGGTTTCTCCATTTTTTTGTAATTTTGGTTGCAAATATAACGTTTTGTTTTAAATATTCCAAAGATAAAACACAAATTTTAACTAAAAAGGCGTATCGTCGCCAACATAAGGTGCAAATGGCATCATATCGTTTGCGTTATTTGCCGTTTCTTTTGCTTGTGGCGCGTTTTCTTGTGGTTGTGTGTACACTTGGCCACCATTAAACGACATCGTGCTTTGTGTGGGTTCTAATTCCCATCCGTAACGTATGTTTTCATCAAGTGTATTCTTAAACCTACGGCTTTCTACCTCGTATTGCATTCCTACCATCAAATCAACAATACCATACATGCGATTCTTTGCCACTTCGATTACATTCCCGAAGCCACGATAATGATTTATTTCGCTCTCACCGAAAAATTCAGCACCAGCGCGGAAGAAATCGTTGTTAACACGATGAATAATAAAAACATCATCTACGGCATTCGTCAAGTCGCTACTACCGCTAATATCATTCTTGCGTAGGAAACTCATAACCTTTCTTGGGTGTGCTACAAGAATGATATGTACTTGGTTTTTCTTTGCGAAATCCTTAATTTGCAATATCAATTCCTTTTGCTTGTTGTTTTTGTCACCTTCAAGCAAGTCTATATTCAAACTAAAAAGATTGTCCAACGCGAAAACCTTTACGTTTGCCTTTAACAATTCGTTCATGTCATGGAATATTTGCTCCCATGTATTTCCGTATTCGTTGTTATACAAGAAAAACTTACCATCAAGCCATTCGTCTATCTTTTCGGCTATTGCGTTCGGTACATAGTATTTTCCATCACCATAGTTTGAAAGCCTTAGATTTGATTTTCCTGCGGCTACCATTTGAATCCACGTTTTCAATATATCGGGGCGTAATTCACCCGACCACAGAGCGCATCCTACACCTTGGTTAATGATGTTTAATATCAAAGTGTTTAGCCAACTTGACTTTCCGCTACTATTACTTCCCGAAAGCAACGTAACCTCCGACATGTTCAATCCGACAATATTCCTATCAAGTTCCGTAAATCCCGTTTTCACGTTTTCTATTTGCGAAAGGTCGATTTTCTTGATAGCCGAAATTGACAACCACTTTTCACCCAATTCTGGCAACACGTCCTTTATTTCGTATTTAGGCTTTTGCGGTTGGAAAGTTCGCATTTGGTATTGCGGTTGGTACATCGGGCGCGAATAAGCATCGGGTTCGTAGAAAAGCCTAAAATCTTTCCATTGCTTATCTGCACAATGTGAATGCGCACACGTATAAGTAACTTTTCCGTTCTCGTCTTGGAATAATGCTGACGAATATGGATTATTAGAAGAATGTTGGTCTTTCCACGGGCATTCCTTTATCTCGTATTTTATTGAACTACCCTCTTGTTTTTTTCTATATTCTATACCATAGGTGTTCAACCAATTTTCAAGATTGAATTTTTCACCATATCTATTCCAACTACTATTAGATTGTGGTGCTTGTTTAGGTTCTTCTTTTGGTAATAAATCCGCAATTGCTTTAAATCGCTCTAATGGTGTGACCTTTAATTCTTTCGGCACATATATAATCTTTGATTGCCGCCAAGGTCTATCTGGTAGATTCGCACCTTTTTTAGCATACGTAGAATATGTTTTACACAAACGTGCCAAATTGAAAACTTTTTGGTCAATATCAACGTGTTCATCCGTAAACCTTTGCCCCAAATACTTATAAAACCTTTTAAGTATTTCAGTTGTTTCATCATCGTTTGGTAAATCGACTAACAATTGAAGATGTGCTCCGTTGCCGCTATGACAAACGATTGCATCTTGAAAACCGTTTTCACGCAAGAATCTAAAAATATCACGCGCTTTTTGCATTGCGCAATTAAATTCAAATTCATTGCTATTAACTGATGATTTTCTAATAGGGTCGCAATCAATCATTACAAAACGGCGCGATATAATATCGTTATCGTTTGTTGATACTTTTACGGATTTTACTAACTTTTCACATTGAGGACGTGCATAACACGATTCATCTATACGGTTTAGAACAAAGTATATTTGTTCGTCTTCCATATTAGTATATGGTTCAAGTTGCTTGCAAAGATTGTCAAACGACTTGAAATATCCGCTATACTGGAATCTACCTAATATTCGTATTTCGGTAAAGTTCCCATCACCAACGAATATGTCCCACCACTTTTTTAATTCTATTTTATCTACCATGATTTACTTTTATATATCCAATTTTTATCATCACAAATTTGCTATTTCTTTGTCAATTTCAATAATTGTTTTCTTAGCAAGCGATACAGCCGCATCAAGAATTATCCCGTTGCTTGCAAATATTGTAAAGTCGCTAACGTATATAAAGTTCGCAAGTTGTTCCCTACGTTTTATAAGAGCATTGTATCTTGTTATTTGGTTTTGCGTCATATCAAAACAAAGTTAATTGTGTATTGTTTTGTTTCTTTCCAAGAATAAAGTCACATATGAAGTTGCGGGCATAGTCTGGTGAAATCATACTACGTTCCTCGCTACATATTCCACCACCCAAAGGAGAGGGTTTAGCGTGGGCAACCGTTTTTGTTTCCTTTGGTTTGGTATAACTATACCCATGTGTAGGTGCGCAATTTATGTACCAAAAAGCCGTAGGTTTACGAAAAAAATCCCCTCTCCTTTGTCTATTCATGTCAATTAACGAAGGTTGTTGTACAAAGTTATTCTTTAAGAAGCCAACTGGACTATATGGATTTTCCATTACTAACCTTAGACTTTTTTCTTTTGCGATAGTAAGCATTTGTACTGCCAATCTAAAAAACTTCTCGCGATTTAGACTACGTTCAAGTATCTTATCGCTTTTTTCTTTTATGTTTAACTTGCGATAATTTACATAATCCCATGACATAGCAATTTGACTTTTTTCACAAAAATAAATACACGGAAAGAAAGCCATAATCAAATCGTCTTTTGTGATATTGTCAAACACAGAAATCCCCCCCCCCACGTAAGCCTTTTCTATCTCTGCAAACAAATCAATAACATGGTCTGTTTGTTCAAAA